AGATCTCCAGAACGAAGATACATGGTAGCAGAACCTGTGACTGCACGAGAACCCGTAAACTGACCAATAGGCTCGTTAAGAGCAGCCAATTCTTCTGGTGTAAGATATGTGATATTATTATTGTAATCAAAGCTTAGTGCGGTAACTGGGAAGACGAACTTCTCATCAGCAGCACCAGCAGAAGCTTGATGATGGAATTCAATCGCGCTAAGACGATTCTTAATGAATGAGTTAGTTCCAATAGAACCTGCTACATTCATTTGATTGAATGGGTGGTAAGCAGCTGTAACTGTAGCTTCTGAAGCATTAGAGTTAGCTGTTACTGAAGAACCTGAATTTAAAACACCACCGAATACTGAAATTGCATTATCACGTGGTGTTCCAGTGAGTTCTTTCATTGTTGTTCCAAAACCGCTCCAGGTTGATGTAGCAATTTCTTCAATACCAGCGTCAACAGTTACACCGTTTACTGTAGAATTTGATACCTGATAAATTACGTTATCAAGCTTAAAGTATAAGTGATTTTCCTGAGCTGTAGCAAAGTTAGTACGAGTCGAGTGTGATCCTGTACCAGCTGCTACATTCGTAGTTTCTAGTTTTCCACCAGTTGCCCAAACAGACTGCTCTACTACACCATCAGCAGGTGCGGTATTTGAAGCCAAAGCTTGCCACATAAACCAATCAGCAACAGGTTTTACGTTACCTGTTTGCGTAGTACCTGCACCTGAAGTATCAGCTGCAGCACCAGTTTGAACTCCTGTAGGGCGTAGATATACTTGAAAGTTCCAGTCTACAGGGTTGATAGCAGTATTAAAACGCTGCTGCGAGCGGTCTGGAGTAGTTCCAGATTCGAGGCTAGTAATGTCCTGAGTTGCTGCTGAAGAAGTCATTGCAAAGCCTGCAAGCACTTCTAGTTTCCAGGTGTTTTCTGGTGTCATAGCAGTAACTGCAGCTCCGTTGAGTAGATCAACAGTAGACAAAAATACCTCTGAATTTCTTTGTAAATTAAGAGATGCCATCCCTTTTCTCCTTATCCGTCTAGTCTATAGACTGTCGTTAATTGTACCTCAGCTAATCCATAAGGAATTGCTAACCCTTCATCTGGACTAATACTATCTATTGTTATATCTAGTATGCCCTTATCAGGATTGTCTCCTAGTGAATAAATAACATGTTCTATATCTTGAACTAAGTCATCTATGAGGCTTTGAGAATTATCTTCCCCAAATACGTATGCTCTTATGGTAACGTCTAATGTTGCTACCGTCAAACTTTTAGATTCAAAATCTCTAATTTCGGTCCCAGCACTTACGTATAATGCTGGAAAGTCATTAACTTCATCTAAAAATTTTACTCTTCGGTATACATTGTTGAATATATTCTGTGTATATGTATACCCACTACTAAACCCTGAGACTGCGCCATCAATCTCTTTAAGCTGAGTAACTAAAAAATCTATAATCTCGGTGCGTCTAGATGCCATTATCTTCTTATAAACCTGTAATATTCGCCTACAATTTGCTGTACTGCTGGTCGAAGCCCTTGAGTTTCAATAAGTTTACTTGGTGCTCTGCGCTCACTTTCAAAAACATTATAAATCGGATCGTAAGTATATTCAACAAATTTTTTCTTTTGGTTAATTCTAGTAATTGTGAAAGACTCAGCAAAACGACCAGTTCTTTCTGTTAAAATCTCACTGACAGGAGGTGGGGGTCCTCCAGGTTGGCCTTTCGGCATTTTAGATCTAAACAGTTTCCTAGCTAAAGCTTCAAGTTGTTGTGTACTGATCACTTGTTGTATAGGATCTTTAAGTTGTCTTTTTTTAGCTCTTTTAGTTCTAGAAATAACAGCACCACTTTTAGTAGAGCCTATATTAAAATCTATTTCTAAAGGATTTCGTTCAAACTCTTGTGCAATGACCAATATCTCGGCAAAAGCATTAACAAATCCGTATTTAGTTTTAGCACCATTTCTTCGAAGAACCTTAGCTCCTTCGCCTTTTACATAAAACTTTAAAATATTTTCTAAGAATTTATCTTCAGCTTGCTTAACAACTTGACGTGTGACATTAATCATAGAGTCTTTGATTAGTTTACCACCAGCAGCACTGGTTCTAAGAGCTACAGATCCTCCAGAGGCTCCTCCAGTAAACTCAAGTGTTGTATATTTTTTTCTATTAGCTGCACTTCTGAGATTAAATTTCTTTGCTAACCCTGGTACAGCAGATACTTGGAGCTTTCCATCTACATAAGAAAAAAGTAAATAATTCTGCATTTTTTGTTCAAATTGAGTTATTAGTCTTTCTCTATAAGCTTTTTGTGCAGGAGATTCAAACCATTTAAAAAGTATTTTTTGATCGTATAAAGACGCTTTTATTGTGCCTTTAGAAGTAGTTTTTACATTAGCACTTTGTCTAATTCTACTAATCTCTTGGGTGAACTCACCTCGATCACCTCTGCCTAACTGCGTAAAAGTAGTTGTACCACCTGTTGATAATTTTTGTTTTACTTCTATAGTACGTTTATTTGATTCTGTAGCAGTTTCATCATAGGTAAACTGATTAGCAACGTCAGTTCCAAACAGAGTAACTAGATCGTCATATCCTAGTTCTACATCAGGAGCCGACTCTGGTGAGGCAAACCTATTTAAGTTCTTAGGCTCACCAAAAAACCCTCTAATAGCAGGATCAAATTGTTTTCCTCTAGCCCCTCCAGATAGAAAATCAGAAAAGAGCTGAAGATCTAACATCTTAGCTCTATCCTGAGGAGTTGTCTTAAATTGTTTGTTTTTTACTAGGTTAACAGCTTTAGCAAATTGAGATTTTAAACCTTTTCCATCAGGAACACCGTCAAAAATAATGTCTACATTTAACTTCACGAAATGATCCTATATAAATCTAGAATACGGCGAATGTGTGGTGGGAAGTTACCTGCTAAAGGATAAGACTCTCCACGTTCTCCTTCAAAAGAGAATCCACGTTTTTCTTGATCTTGTTTATATAACAACTTAATCATATCAAGCGTAGCAAGTTGTAAGTCTTGAGGAACATCACCTGACTCATATCCAGCACGGTACTCTACCTTTACACCTGAAGGAAATGGGGAGAAACCAGGAGGACCTGAAAGAGTTAATGATGGATAACTATTACGAACTGTTGGGAAAGAACCTCTTACGCCAACAGCACCTACGTCGCGAGTTATCTCACCCATGTCCCTAGAAAAATTATACTCATTTGTTGCATTATGAACATCTTTAGCTTCAGTGTCATCATTTTTACCATCAAAATGAACTAAGAAAATAGTTTCTCCATCAGGTCTAAATCTTTTTGTTGGAGGAGTAAAGTCCGTATCACCATATCTAGCTTTATCTGATACTCTAATCTCATCCATGTATCCCTTAAATGTAGTGCCAATCTCAACATTTGTTGTAAATGTTAAGTTTGCCTCACTAAAAGAAGCGTTAGCGATGACGTTACCATTATAGTGTAAATATAGTGTTTCTTCTGTTAAATCACGAGACACAGCTACGTGCGCCCACCTGCGTTTTGCAAACTGCTGAGTTTCAATAGAGGTATTAGCTCCTTCAATTACAGTTGCTGTTCCTGAAACATTTGCTTCATAGGCTAAACCTTTTTGATTCGCTAGTCTAAATTGCATATAATTTGATGCGTCTGTATTAATTGAAAATAGTACGTTATCTTGTACTGTCGCTTCGTCTACACGAATAAACATCTCGATGGTAAAATCACCCTCTTCAAATTTTAAGTCTGAAGATACAGTACTACCTAAGAGGTAATCACTGGTATTAAGCTCAAGAGAAGATTTTCCAAATTTTTTAATTCTTGTATTAATATGAGCGTCATTTTTAAAAGATAGTGTTGTTGCATTAGTCTCTTGAGTAGTTACTGGCCTACCTATAGTTGTTGGATCAGCTAAAATTACGTCTTCTGTGCCGTTAAACTCAGAAACTTGGTAGACATTTGAAAGAGGCAGCCTTGATACCATAACAGAAGTTTTACCACCATCAAACACCTCTACATAATCATTAGCCAACATTTCTTGCCCAATATAATGCTCAACTACGCCTGTGGCATAATTAATTATATTAGCAAGTCTAGCGTCTTGACTATTAGACGAAATACTTAGATAATCTTTAACTTGTGCTAATGTTACAAAAGCATATTTTCCTAAATTTTCTTCTAAACGATCTACCATTAGTTTTTACCTATTCCTCTTCGTCGATTTCGTCATCATCCCAATCTTCGTCTTCATCTGAATCATCGTCTTCATCAGTGACTGAACTGGGTGCGGGCATAGAAACAGAGGCGACAGGTGTAGAAATTGTAGGAGTAGTAGAAGCACTCCATTCAGCTGCTATAGCATCTGCTTTTTCAGCACTAAACCCGTTTACACGAAGCCAATGTTTTGCATCTTCTGGTGTTTTAATATCACTTGGTATATTTACCATTTATTTCTCCTTAAAATGAAAGAGGAGGCGTTGACCGCCTCCCCCTGTGTAGTTCAAAGATGTCTAAGCTAAACTTAGCCAGCTTCAATTGTAACAGCGTAGCTGTACTTAGTAGCGTCAAGAGCTGCACTTGCATTAGTCGTAAGAGCTTTAAAGTCAATACGAGTGCTCATGTACATAGCAGTGACCTGCTGACGTGGTTCGTACTCGCTCTCAATCTCGATACCGCGACGTTCTGCGATCATAAAGCCAGGCTTATAGCAGAGAACTCCGAGGTCACGACCGGTTCCACCAACGTTATCTAAGAACTCAGTGATTGCAATTGGGATACCGTAAACGGCGCCAACTGAACCTGTGAGGTAGGTAGCGTTTGGACCAAACTTGTCAACTGTCTGGAAATCAGAAGTTGTAACAAGGTTGTTGTAACCTTCGATTGATGTCAAGTACACAAGGTCGTTACCAAGCTGAAGGCCATACTTGCCAAGCTTAGTGCGGGCTGCAGCGATATCTGACGGATCAGCTTTATCGTTTGCAGAACCTGTGTCCACAGTCAGGCCTGCGCCTACGTCGTCAGTCAGGTTAGTAATACCTTCGATGACAGACGCATAACCAGTACCGGCTGTAATTGCATTTGTTGGTGATGCTGTAAACCCAGACAACGCACCAGTACCACGCAGAATTGCTTTATCGATAGCACGGGCTAAACGACGTGTAGCAGCTGCACGCAAGAAGTCGAGCAAAGGAAGAACTGTATCTTCTTCTTCGTCTTTTGCGAGGTGTGTGGTAGCCATGAACTTATGTGGAG